CCATAGCCTGAACGTACCGTTCTTGATACGTCTTGTACATGCCGTCTTCCGGTGCGCTCTTCATGTATACACCTGCTTCACATAAAGCGCCATATAGCAACGCAGTTTCAAAGTTATCGCCTAACCATGAAGTATTAGCAGTCACAATAGACTCAGGAATATAGAAGTAGTGCAATTCTGCGTAGTAGTTGGCATTTGGTGTAGGGCCAAGGATGAACGACAGTTCATTGACGTTAGCTGACTGCGGGCCAAAGATGGCGTAGTGTTTAGGTTCAGACTGCTGCGCACTCAAAGGATATGCTTCACGGACAAAGTTTACATCTTTGTTTAGCAGGTACAAATAGTCGCCTTGAAAAGTGACCGTGGTATTGACTGTACCGCTGTTAGCTACAGTTAAAGAGATTGTAGTTCCACTAATAGCGCGAACAACGGCGTTAGTGCCAATGTTTGTGCCCGTAACTTGTTGACCTACAGCAATACCCGTTGTACTTGTTACAACAATACTTTTTGCGCCAGCCGTGCCGGTAGCAGTTGTAGAGTTGTATGGGTATATGGCAAGACTGTATGTTGAAAGAAAATCCTCTGGGCAAGCCAAGTATTTGTTGCCAGTTGACAATACACCCGTCACGTTCTTACGCAAGTTGGCAATCTGCACCGTGTTATAGATGCGTTGCTCCGCCTGCTTAATCAGCGTGTTGATAGTTGTGGTATCAAACGTGTTCTGCGTATAGTCAACTACCGCAGCAACAAGTTGGGCGTATGTCATTGCCATAATTTAAGCCATTGGCCCCCGAGCCATCAAACCTTTAGTAGCTGCGCCTGTACCGCGTACTTTAATACCGGACGTTTTAGTTGCTGGCTGTGCGCGGCGAGAAATGTTACCTACAGACATATTGACTGTATTTGCATCACTGTGGTCAGGGCCAGAGCCGGGGTTGTCAGTAGTTTTAACAACTTTACCAGTCATTGTGTGTGGCGTGGCATAGACTTTGGCATCACCAACTTCTTTACCCATTAATTTTTTGCTAAACGTAGCCATGATTAACCTCGTTTCTGATTGGCAATCTTTGCCAAGTTACGACCCATAGTCTTCATATCGGCATTGGTTTTACCCTTACCTTTACCTTTGCCACCGTGCATCATGCCAGCGATAGGGCCGCTATCACCTAAATTTTTACCTTCGGTTTTGCCTTTTTTAGCAATGCCGTCGGCTGATTTTGTATATGCCATTTTAATCTCCTTAAGATATAGATACTGTACCAACAAATGTCGTTGCCACCAAATAGTTGGGGGTCAATCCTGCATCATTTAAACTAGACCCACCAACTGGAGCCCAGCCCCATTGAATATCTCGTGAACCACCTGACAAGTTGCCGTTAAAGTTAACACCAGAAGTTACATACGTTGTATCTCTACGTGGATTACGCAGAGCTTGTGGATCATCTACTGGAAACGTACCTAACATTAACTGCGGCTGATCGGGATCCCAGCACTCAGGGCAAACCAACAACTCATATTTACGCTGCTTAATGATCTCAGTCTTAAGCTGTTTTAGTTTGAACTGCTGGCCACAGCGATCACATTCAGCAATCGCTATCTTGCCGGATGCGTACCGATTACCCATTAGTAACCCCCGCCACTTCCAATAAACATTGGCCTAGGAACAAGGCGAAGCGGAGCTTTCTCACGGTCTTCACCAGCGGCAATCTCAAAAGTCTCGTCGTAAATCTGTTTAAGCATCTGGATGCGGGGCATCAATTCAGGTACTTTGATTGCAATGTGATACGCCAAACCAGCTACAAGGCACGGTAAAAAACGGAAGTTCATGTCGGCAGTCTCAACACCAGCGCCAGCATCCTGCACTCGGCGCAGCCTCCAGTACACAAATTGATACGGAGTAGAGTTATCTGGCGTAGGCCAAACAGTTACCGCTGGAAGCTGAGGTACAAAAATAGCTGAGCCATCAGTATGGGACGCGGCAGTTGTGTTGTTCTGACCACGGTACACACCACCTAGGGTATTCCCTGATACGTATGTGTAATAAATATCTTCTGAATCAATACGCATAAATCCTGAGCCAGCTAAACCCACTATGGTGTTAAGCGTTATTGTGGTGTCCGTTGCCGTAATCGCGCCCACCAAGACTGAATTGGTTGGGTTAGTTTCGCCAGAAAGCCTTTGAATCCAAACTTGAATTGGGCGAGCTTGGCTAAGCTTGTTTGGAATAGTTGCATAAGTTGAGACGCTAATGCGTGAAATGGTTAAGTCGGCTTGCGTAGAAGCAGTGTTAGATCCCGTACGGATTACATGTTCTAGAAGGTCAATGGTATCGGTCGGCAGTGCATACGTAGCTAAACCGGGGGTCAGGTTAATAATTCCCTGCTCCATCGTCCACATGTTGATGCCTTTGTTCTGCCACTCAACAGTCATGAGGTTCATTGAGCGACGTGCTGTACGCAGGTCATAGCCAGAACGCATCTCACGGCCCGCACGCTCCCACGCTTCCTCGGCGATCTCCGTGAAGTCCATGTTGAACAGTGTGGTTCCGGTAGTAGTCATCTAAATCCTGCCGTTTTCTTTGCAATTGTTTTAGGTTGGGCTACAAATTGTTTGCCAGATGCTTTACCAGCGCGTTTGGCTTTAGTTGTAGCCGCATACTCTTGTGGAGACAAAGACTTAATAGCTGCTTCAGGCAAATATCGCTCCCCCGTCTTACTTGACGGTTTACCAGACTTAGTGCGCCATTTCTGGTCACCCCAATCCTTGAGCGATTTTTGAGGGGCTTTCAATCTTTGTACCCTCCGCCAGCTTCCTTGTATTTTTTAGCTACAAGTTGTGCTTTGCGAGCTGACCATTGGCCTGCCCCAGTACCATGTGTGTTAGCGGCCTTTACCTGAGAGACAATCCGCTTACGCAAACCGGGTTTTGTGTAATTGCCAGCAGCGTTAACTTTGCCACCCTCTTTGTACTGCGTAAAGTCAATGTTATCCCGACGTGCTTTTTTCTTTGCACCGGGCATTTTGCTTGGGGATATGGCTCCCATACCACGGCTTGGCATCATTTTGGATTACCTTTAGTTTTCTTGGCTAAAAACATTTTATCAACCATCTTTATCCGCTGGGGTTTAGTTGTAACTTTGTTAATAATAGCCAGCCGTTTAGGTTCGGCTGCACCATAAAACCCAGCCTTTTTTAAAGACTTAACTACTTTAGCGGCTGGTTTTACGGTTGCCATATCAGCACATCTTTCCGCGTGTTTTACCTTTAGTGGCAATACCATCAGCGCGTTTAGAAGCGGAAGAAACTTTACCGCCACTAGCCATCTCACGGGGAGAAGGTGGCATGCGCTTTTCTTTGGTAAAAATATTAGCGTCTTTCTTGTCTTCATACGCTTTCAATTCTTTAGCGGTAGGGCCACCCTGCTTGCCACGACCCGCACCGGCGTCTGGTTTTTTAACGCCTTGGACAGTGACGTTATTACCTTCACGAGTCGTATCAAGACCGCGCTTTTTAAAGCTACTGTCAATTTGATCCATAAGCCCAGTCATTTCAGTTGCCATGATAGTTCCTTAGCACTTCCCGCCATTTTTCATGGTAATCATCTTGCCCTTGGTTTTGCCTTTAGTAGCAATACCATCGCGGCTAGAAGAAGTTTTAACCGAACCCATTTTGGATGCAGCCATGCCGCCTTTAGCCAACTTGGTCATAGGAGAGCCTTTGTGCAAACGGCCTTCGTGTTTGTTCACGGCTTTTTGCATCATTGACTTATCTTGCTTCATGTCTGCTTTAGCCATGCCGCCTTTGGCCATCTTACCCTTGCCGTCAGCGGCAAAGTCAGGAACCATTTTGTCGCCTTTTTTGACCATGGTCATACCACCGTCGGCGTATCCGCCCATATTCATCTTTTTCATATCGCCACCTTTAGAAAATTTACGGCCTTTATCGGCCTGATTGAACTCTTTACCCACAGACTGTGGGACGCCTGCTTTCTTAGCAAACTCTGGATTATTAGCCACAGCTGCCATGAAATTATGTTGCTTCTTACTCACTGACGGCATCTTTTTTCCTACGAATAAGTTCAGCAAAGGGTTTACCCGCAATCATTTCAGCAATTCGCATCACTGTCCAGACTGCACCAATAAGACCAAATACTGGGGTAAACATTTCCAAGAATGATCCTATGGTTGCAAACACCGAAACAATATCCAGCGTGCTTTTAACTGTGTCTGAGTTTGTAGTCATATCAGCAGTTCCATGCTCTAAGAGCTTTGTTGATGCGTGAATCTGGATCGTTGGCTGTCTTGGCAGAGGTTAGCTTCTTCTTCATGCCACTCATCCTTGCACAAAAGGAGTCGCGCCGTGAGCCGCCTTCCGGCTGGGGAGGTTTCAAGTTCATACCTTGCGCTTTCGCGGAGGCCCGACCCTTGGCGTTCAAGCCGCCCTTCTCGGATTTGCCCTCTTTCCTCTGCCATGCTGGACTCTTAGCCATAG